AGCCTGATTGGAATCGTTTAGAAGTTGAAGACCCAACTGAATATGCCCGTCAATGGACATCACATCAGCGTAGGCAGCAACAGAAATTTGCGGTTCAAGCAGAGCAAGAGAGACTCAATCAAGTGCGTCAAGCTGAACTACAAAAGACTATGCAACAAGTCATGGCTACCGAGGTTGCTCGGTTGAAAGAGAAAATTCCTGAGTGGAGTTCTCCTGAAAAAGCCAAGGCAGAAGGCAAAGCTTTATTGGAGTATGGTCAGAACTTAGGCTTTTCTGAGCAGGAATTAAGTACGATTACAGATTCAAGGGCATTGCTTGCGCTTCACAAAGCGTGGAAGTATGACCAAATGATGAGTAAGCGTCCTGAGTTCCAAGCAAAAATCAAGAAAGCACCTAAGATGGTCACTCCTGGTTCAGCAGGTAGCGTAGGTTCTAAGTCTGGTGAATTAAATAACGCAAAAAAGCGTCTTGCACAATCTGGAAGCGTCAGAGATGCCGCATCCCTTTTCGAGAAATTTATTTAAGGAATTATCATGGCTGCAGTAACGAATACATACACACGATATGATGCCAAAGGCATTCGTGAGGACCTTTCGAATGTTATCTATCAGATCTCTCCAGAAGAGACTCCATTTCTTAGCAATGTTGGTCGTGAAAACGTCTCCAACACTTTCTTTGAATGGCAAACAGATGACCTCGCTTCTGCTGTAACAACTAATGCGCAGATCGAAGGCGATGACATCACTTCTTTCACCGCTGTTACACCTACAGTTCGTTTGGGCAACTACACCCAGATTAGCCGTAAGGATGTCATCATTGCTGGCACTTTGGAAGCAGTTGACAAGGCAGGTCGCCGCTCAGAATTGAGCTACCAAATGGCTAAAAAATCGGCTGAGCTAAAGCGTGACATGGAGACAACTTGCTTGGCTAACCAAGCGGCTGCTGCAGGTTCTACATCTTCTGCTCGTACTACTGGCGCTTTGTTGGCCTTCTTGAAGACCAATACAAACGAAGGTACAGGCGGTGGCGATCCTTCTTACACAACAATCCCAACTGATGACCGCACAGACGCTACTGCTGGCGACTTGCGTTCTTTCAGCGAAGCTTTGTTGAAGGACGTTATCCAGAAGGTTTGGACACAAGGTGGCAACCCATCTATCGTTATGGCTGGTCCTGTTAACAAACAGAACTTGTCTAAGATGGCTGGTATTGGCGCTACACGTTTCAACGTGCAAGGTCCTAAAGCCTCTACGATCATTGCGGCTGCAGACATTTATGTCTCAGATTTCGGCAATGTGAGCATCGTTCCCAACCGCTTCCAACGTGAGCGTGATGTGTTCGTGCTTGATCCAGAATACGCAAGCGTAGCTTACCTGCGTCCTTTCCAAACTGTGGAATTGGCGAAGACAGGCGATGCTGAGAAGCGTATGCTGTTGGTTGAGTGGGGCTTGAAGATCAAGAATGAGAAGGCTCATGGCGCTGTCTATGACCTGAACTCAACAATTCAGTCTTAATCTGAACTAAGGGGTGGGCTAATTACCCACCCTTTTTAACTTATGACAACAAAACTCTTTGACTTTGATCCCATCATGGGAACTAAGAAACTGTGGCACTATGATGCTGAAACAGATCAAGCCACAATTGAGACAGTTATTGATGCCACACAAGTTGTAGCAGACAATAAGCAGAAATTTAATTCTTTTGATGAACGTGCTAATTGGAATGGCGATATGCATCATGTTGCATCTATCCCAATGGCTTTGTTCTATCAAATGAAAGCCGAAGGAAAACTTGATGACCAAGCTTACATGAAGCGTTGGCTCAATGATCCTGACAATCGTGCATTTCGCACAAGACCTGGAGAAGTTTAATGGATAGTAAGACCATTGGAATTTTGATTCCAACACGGGACTTTGTTAATTCTGGATTTTCTTATGATTTAGCCCGATTAGTGGGCTTTACAGTAGGTAATACAAATCATAAAGTTGTTTTGTATACTAGCTCTGGCACTTTGTTGTCAGCACAGCGTCAGGATCTAGCTAAATCTGCTATTGAGGCAGGATGCTCACATACATTGTGGCTAGACAGCGATATGCGCTTCCCTAAAGACACTATTGTTCGTCTTCTGGAGCATGATACTGGTATTGTTTGCGCTAACTATGCCAAGCGTAGGTTTCCTACAGAACCTATTGCGGTGCGAAAAAATACTACGGATGAGGATGCAAAAACTATCCAGAGGGTATATACTGAACCCCAATCAACTGGATTGGTTGATGTAGATTACTGCGGCATGGGCGTAATGCTCGTAAAAGCCGAGGTCTACAAGACAATGGAATATCCTTGGTTTGCTATCCCTTGGGTTCCAAATGCACAAGACTACATGGGCGAAGATGTCTGGTTTTGTCGCAGAGCCGCTGAGAACGGCACAATAACCTATATAGATCAGGATCTTTCAAAAGAAGTCCATCATATTGGTTCATTTGAATTCAAACATGAGCATACACTAACGTGTAGGGATGTAGAAAATGGCACTTGATACATATAGTGGGCTGAAGACAACCATTGCTGATTATCTGAATCGGGATGATTTGACTTCCATTATTCCTTCATTTATTACTCTTGCAGAAGCAAAATTTAATCGTAAATTGCGTGTTCGCCAGATGGTAAAAAGGGCTACTGCCACTATTGATACTCAATACTTTGCATTTCCTTCTGATTTCTTGCAAGCCAAAGAACTCAAACTAAATACAAATCCAATTACTTATCTGCAGTACATCACCCAAAATCAGGGTGATTACAGTAGCGAGAATTCTTATATAAGTACTGGGAAACCAGCTTATTACACGATTATTGGCTCTCAAATTGAGGTAATCCCAACTCCTGATACTGGCTATACAGGAGAACTTACTTACTATGGTAAGATTACTGCGTTGAGTGATTCAAACACAAGCAACTGGCTTCTAGCTTATGCCCCAGACTTGTACTTATATGGTGCATTGCTTGAGGCAACTCCATATTTGAAAGATGATGAACGTCTAGCTGTATGGAGTACGTTGTACACAAACTCCATTGGCGACATTGAGGTTGCAGATCAAAGGGCATCTGTTTCTTCAACTCCTATTGTTCGTGCCCGATCATTGGGGTAAAAAATGGCAGGGTCATTTTCAGATTATTTGGAAGACAAGCTTTTAAAGCACGTTTTTACCAACACCGCATACACTTCACCAACAACAATCTATGTAGCTTTGTTTACTGTTGCCCCTAGCGATACTGGTGGCGGCACAGAATGTACTGGTGGCGCTTATACCCGTGAGATTGGAACATTTACTGTAAGTGGCACATCCACTTTAGCAACAAACTCTGCTGCCATTGAATATGATGCCGCCACAAACTCATGGGGAACAATTGTTGCCGTAGGTTTGTTTGATGCTTCTACTAGTGGCAATATGCTTGCTTGGGCAGATTTAACAACAAGCAAGACCATTGATACTGGTGACATTTTGCGAATCCCAGCTGGCGATCTTGATATTACATTGAGTTAAAAATGGCACTAGTCCTTGCTGATCGAGTAAAAGAATCTACAGTAACTACTGGCACTACCGATTTTGCATTGGGCGGTGCTGATACTGGCTTCCAGACTTTTTCTGCTGGTGTTGGTGCTAATAACACTACATATTACGCAGTAAGTTTAGGTTCTGATTGGGAGATTGGTCTAGGAACTTTATCTTCTGATGGACTGACATTGGCTAGAACAACAGTTCTACAGTCAAGCAATTCAGATTCAAAAGTCTCATTTGCTGCAGGTACAAAATATGTATTTGTTACATATCCTGCCGACAAAGCGGTGTTGACTGACAACTCACAGACCCTGACTAACAAAACCATAAATGGTTCAAGCAACACAATTTCTAATATTGCGTTGACATCTCAAGTGACTGGTACTTTGCCAGTTTCCAATGGCGGTACTGGCGTAACTACTTCAACTGGTACAGGTTCTGTTGTTCTTTCCAACAGTCCTACTTTGGTTACTCCTGCTTTGGGAACACCCGCATCTGGCACTTTGACCAATGCAACTGGCTTGCCAATCTCAACAGGTGTTTCTGGTCTTGGTACTGGTGTAGCTACATTTTTGGGTACACCTTCAAGCGCTAATCTAGCCTCTGCCGTAACCGATGAAACTGGTTCTGGTGCTTTGGTGTTTGCCAATAGCCCAACCTTGGTAACTCCTGCTTTGGGTACTCCTGCTTCCGCAACTTTAACTAACGCTACAGGACTTCCTTTATCTACTGGAGTGACAGGAACTCTTCCAGTATCTAATGGTGGTACTGGTGCGACATCATTAACGGCTAATAATGTAATTCTTGGCAATGGAACTGATGCTGTGCAAGTAGTTGCACCAAGCACTTCAGGAAATGTACTTACATCAAATGGTACAACTTGGGTTAGTCAAACTCCCACTTCTTCTGGAATTACAACTGGTAAAGCCATAGCAATGGCAATTGTTTTTGGTGGATAAAGATGTTTGGTTTTTATGCAATATCAGCATTTCCATTAGGTAGTCTTGGTACTAACTATGTGGATGTTGATGCAGCCTTAAATCCAACATCTTCTGTCAATATAAATGCTATTAAATCTGTTGCGACTTCTTCATCTGTTGAGTCACAATCAAGTGTTAGTGCTTCATCTGTAAAATATCTTGTATCTGGAGCTGCTGTAAATAGCGCCTCAGTATTAGCGGCAATTGCTAGAAAAGTTGTTGTTACAGATTCGCAGATTAACGCAATTTGCTCCTTTAGCGCAAACATAAACAGAAAAACAAATAGTTCTGTAGAGTTTATATGCGAGTCATCGTTAACTGTTTTAGCTAGAAAAAAATGGGAAACAGAATCTGATATATCTGAAACATGGACGGCTATATCTGACATTTCTGAATCTTGGACAACAACATCGGATATTTCAGAAACATGGACTGATACATCTGATACTTCAGAAGTTTGGACAACAGCATCAGATGTGTCTGAATCTTGGACAACAGCTTAATTTAAAGAGGTTTATATGGCAGATACAACAACAACAAATCTAGGCTTAACCAAGCCAGAAGTAGGTGCATCTACAGATAGTTGGGGTACTAAGTTAAATACAGACTTGGACACAATTGATGCTTTGTTTGATTCAGGACCATTGTTGAAAGTAACAAAGGGTGGTACTGGTGTTGGCACATCTACTGGTAGCGGAAATAATGTTTTGTCAACATCTCCGACACTAACTACACCAACCCTTGGCACTCCAACAATCACAAATTACATTGAAAGTGTTGTTGCAATTGGAACAGTTTCAACATCTCACGCATTTTCATTAACTAGCGGAACAGTTCAAACTGCCACATTGACTGCTTCAACTACTTGTGTATTTACAATGCCAACTGCTTCTGCAGGTAAGTCATTTATTTTGATGTTAAAGCAAGCTGCATCAACAGGAAATGGTGCTGCTACTTTTACTGGTGTTAAATGGAACTCTATTGGAGCTCCAACTGTGACAGTCACAGCAGGAAAAATGGATATATTTTCATTTACATCTGATGGCACAAATTGGTATGGTTCATCTTCTCAAGGATACACACCATAATGTTTGCTTACCAAAATTTCATAACTAGCACTTTACCAACACCAATTCCTGTTGAATATTTGGTTGTTGCTGGCGGTGGTGGTGGCGGTCAATCAAACAATGATTTTGGTGCTGGTGGAGGTGGTGGTGCTGGAGGTATGCTCACAGGTTCTGATTTCATTTTAAGACTAGGATTTCCTGCTTCTATTGTTATTGGTGCTGGTGGTACTCAAGCAAATGACGGAACTTCATCATCGTTTTCTACCATTTCAGCAACAGGTGGTGGTGGTGGTGGTAATCGTGGTAGCGCAGGACGATCAGGTGGCTCTGGAGGCGGTGGAGGCGGCGGCAATAACTACGTTGGTGGAGATGGAACTTCTGGTCAAGGAAATTCTGGCGGCCTAAGTGGTGAAGATGGCGGTGGCGGTGGCGGTGGCAAAGGTGCTGCTGGCTCTGCGGCTTCTGGTAATGTCGGTGGCAATGGTGGCATTGGGCAAAGCTCCTCTATAACTGGAACGGCTACATATTATGCGGGTGGCGGCGGCGGTGGTAGTGACGAAGGTCAATCATCTGGTACTGGAGGCTCTGGAGGTGGAGCCAATGGTGGAAATGGTAATGCAGGAACTGCAAATACTGGTGGCGGTGGCGGTGGTAATGCTTTTGGTTATCAGCCAACAACAAACACAGGTGGTTCAGGTATTGTGATTATTCGCTATCCAGATACATACGCAGCTGCGACACACACAACTGGTTCTCCAACAATTACAACTTCTGGTGGATATAGAATTTATAAATTCACATCCTCTGGTTCAATCACAATTTGAGGTAAATCATGGCAGCTCCTAATATTGTCAACGTAGCAACGATTACAGGTAAAACTGCTGTGCAAGCTGTTGGCACTTCAGCCACGGCAATCGTCACAAATGCAGGTTCTAGTGGGAAAGTCTTTAAAGTTAATGCGCTTTATGTTTCAAATGTAGATGGCACATCAAACGCTGAACTTACTTTAGACTTGTTTCGTAGCTCTACTGCATATCGGTTGACTAATACTGTAGTTGTTCCTGCTGATGCAACACTTGATGTAATTAGCAAATCAATTTACTTGGAAGAGGGCGACTCTTTGCGTCTTACAGCAAATGCTTCTGGTGACTTAGAGGCAATTTGCTCATATGAGGAGATTAGTTAATGATTGGCAATGGAGGAATTATTGGGCCAAAGAACAGCCCAACTACTTCTGTTGCATCAGGAGTTTGGAGTTTGTCTGAGCAACAAGCAAATTCTAGTAATTGGCCTATATATACAAATAAAACTTCAACAGTTGAGTATTTACTTGTTGCTGGTGGCGCTTCTGGCGGCGCTAATCATGGCGGCGGCGGTGGCGCTGGAGGTTTCCTTAGTGGAACTGGTCAAGCAGTAACCGCTGGAACATCTTATACGATTACTGTTGGTGGTGGTGGTTCTAGTGTTTCCTATCCAAGTGCAGGTAATAATGGATCAAATTCAACTGCCTTCGGTTTAACCGCATATGGCGGTGGCGGCGGCGGTGAGCGAGACGGCAGCTCTGGCACAAGAGATGCTAAGAATGGCGGCTCAGGCGGTGGTGCAGGTGGAGATACAACTTCTAGACCGCCTGGTACAGGCATTTCTGGCCAAGGTTACGCTGGCGGTGCAAATGCGTCTGGAGGTTCAGAAGCTGTGGGTGGCGGCGGCGGTGGCGCAAGCCAAGCTGGTCAATACTACACAAGTGGAGGTGGAGGCGCTGGTTCTTCTTGGAATGGGTTTGGCCCGTTTGCTGG